CGCAGCTTTAGCTACACCATATGGGTCAATTGGATTACGTCTCATATCTTCATGAAATATACCGCCTTCTCCATGACCATAAACTGCCATAGTAGATGTGAAAACTAAACGCTTCACATCATGACGAATACATTCATTAACAACATTAGCTGTCGCAACCAAATTATTTTGATAATTAAATGTCCTAATAAATGGAGATAATCCTTCGGCTGCGTATGCTGCAAAATGAAAAACATGTGTAGGCTGATGTTTTTTAAAAATTGATTTTAACTCATTACTATTGTTTAAGTTGATATTATAGAAAGTGACCTTATGGTTAATGTTTTCTTCATACCCACCACTTAAATCATCAATTCCGATAATATCATATTCGGGATGATTTTCAACAATCCAATCAGCTAATCTACTTCCTAATAGACCTGCTATACCTGTAATTAATACTGTTTTCATATACTTACTATTTATTAAATCATCATACGGTTTTCTTTCCATAATTTCCTCTTTATTCGTTTATTAATACTTTAACATTGTAATATTTTTCAAATTGAAATGCATCTTCTTCATTATCTACTATAGGCTGACCTTTGATATTTAAACTAGTGTTTAAAAGCATCGGACATCCCGTTTTTTCATAAAATCGTCTTATTAACGAATAAAATCCTGGATTATCGGATTCAGACACTGTCTGAACTCTACTAGTATTATCAATGTGGCAAATAGCTGGATATAATTCTGGATATTTGCATTTGGCAGTATATTGCATATATGGTATATGATTTACAGGCATTTCAAAAATTTCATGAGCGTGTTCTTTTAATACAGCTGGAGCGAAAGGCCTGAATTTCTGTCTATGTTTGATACTATTTACTTTATCTTTAATTTCTATACCTCGAGGATCTGCTAATAAACTTCTATTACCTAACGCCCGTGGGCCAAATTCTGCCTTACCATTAGCTACACCTATTATATCACCATTTAATAATAATTCACATGCTGTATTAACAGGATAATTTCCTTTAATATTAGTACCTAAATATGGACTTTTCCAATTAACATGTTTACCATACACTGCAGCTGCGGCTCCTAGAGATGATCCAGCATCTCCCGGATTAGGCATAATCCAGATATTGTCATAATACTTTGTCAATACATTACTATTAGCTACACAATTAAGTGCAACTCCTCCCATAAACACTAAATTTTTAGATGGTACTAATTCTTTAGTTTTTTTGACAATATTATCTAAAACTAATTCTGTTACTTTTTGTGCACTACTAGCAAAATCAAATATATCAAATTCTTTACCATAATTTCCTAAACCTTTATGTAAATTATAACGTAGATTAAGTAGTTCATTACTATTAAATAAATCATTGTATAATTTATTCGAGTAAGTCGGCTTACCCCATGCTGACATACCCATTAGTATATACTCTTCTTCGCATGGTTTTAATTTACATTGTTGCGTAACAGCTGAATAAAATAATCCTAATGAATTTGGATACTTAATGCTATAAACTTTTTTAATATTATTGCCTTTAGCGTGCCATATAGTTAATACATCCCATTCTCCAATACCATCTATTACTAATATCGCAGCTTCATTATACATTGATGTAAAATATCCAGCAGCGGCATGACTATAGTGATGATCGACATATGTTATTTTAGATACATCTAACCACTTTTTTAGATACCTCTGCGGTAGATTTTTTAAACTAAATACTTCACTATATTGTCCTGCATATAATTGACGAGATTTTTTTATCCACGGTCTTTCGTAATACGCAATTTTATCAAAAGGGCCATGTATCATCGCAGCTGATATGATACTATCGTTTAAATACATATCATTTTTTATTTTACTGTACCGTTCGGAATGTGCTGCAAATACAATCTCGCCATTATCTATTACAGATACGGCTGCGTCATGGTTTAGACAATTTATACCTAAAATTTTCATAGTTTACTTTATTTATAAATAAATGGATCTTTTTTACTCAAGCTTTTAAGTTTTTTTCTTTGAGTGTACCAATTAACTATTCGATATACTAAATATTTTAAATACTGTTTCATATCAATTCCTTTATTTTTTTTGTCAAATATTCTGCAAATAATGCATGCTCTTCTTTATTAGGATGTACTGGATAGTGTTGCATAAAAGTCCTATTATCACTACGTACATGATTTTTTATTACATCATGAAATGTATCTGTAAAATTTATAAAACTTGGGAATAGTACGCTATCAATCGCAGTAATATATTCTTCCGGAATCAATTTAGATTGTATATGTTGATAAAATTGCTCATAATCACTATCAACTCCAAAAAACTTGTTCGTTAATGGATTTTGAAATGCGAAAGATCTAAACATGTAATATTTTATATTATTTTGTTTTAAAAAACTTTGTAATGTAATTACGTCACGAAAATAGTCTGTGTATGCATTAATTTCATTCCAAAAGTTTTGATAATGTAATCGAGCTTTATGGCCTTTTTCAGAATGTTCGGATTGACGATATTGATTTATCCATAACCATTCTTTTGAATAATCGCTCCATGTCTCAATTCTATGTGGACATGACCAGCCTATGATAACTAATAATTCATCCCAATGATCTTTATTAGCTAATAAAAAATTAAGAGTTGTTCGTACAATTCTATGATTTGACCCGCCACATTGCGAGTCATTAATACATTGCTCAAATTGTAAGTTTTTACTAAACTGTACTGAAAAATTTTCGTTGACGGGATCTTTTAAAGAATCTCCGTATGTCCAACTACATCCGTTAATGTAACAATATTTAGGAATTTGATTCATTCTGTTTTAAGATTTATTTTGTATTATGTAAATTTTTAATTATTGTTAATCCAGGTAAAGAACTTATTTTTTCTTTAATAACCCAATTTGGATTAGCTTCTAAAAATTCATTTATTGCTTTATTAAGGTCTTTAAATAAAATAGTATCATGAAAAATAATATATTTATTAACTTTATTTCCATGTAAAGATAATTCTTTTGATAGACATTCGTAAGTATGATTAGTATCAATAAATAACAAATCTGTAGTATCAATCTCTATTTTAGTAGTATCTGCTTCAATAACATTGAATTCGATATTATACTTAGATGCTAAACGCTGTGCATTTAATAACCATATATTAGTACCTTTAAAATTACCTAAATGTTTAGTCGGATTTTTATGTAAATCGATATCGATACTAGTTAATCTTTTAGGATTTGATAATAAAAATGCCCATGTAGAGTTTACTTGATTGATTCCCATTTCTGTTATAGTTTCACATTCACACGCGTAATTATACAGTACATCCATATAATGTGCAATTACGTTTGTCGAAGATTTCCCTTTTTGATCAGAGGGGTTAGATTTTATAAAATCAAATGATTCTTGTATAGAATCATAAATTCCAAAATTTAATTTATCATCATCTGTTAAATTATTTATGTCTTGTATCATTTTGTATATTTTGTTTTAAAAGTTTATCAATTTTATTTTTATTTCTTGCACGACCTTCATTGGCTTTACGTAATCGTTTTTCATTAATAATCATACGTTCTAAATTAGGCACTTCTTTAGTTGTTTCTTCTAATCTAGCTCTATCAGCCTCTCCTATATTAATATCATTTCGAATCAAATCCTCTAACTCTTCGATAATACTAGTTTCATTAAACGTTCTATATTCTTCTACATAATTATATTGATTATTTTTCAATATTTCAAGAAAAAGTTCAGATATTTTTTGTTTAATTTCTGTGATTATTATACGTTGATGTTCTACTTTTTCTGGCAAATTATCTTTTTCAAAAAAGTATAATTTTATATTTTCTGTTATTAACCTATCAAAATACGCGCTCATCGTATCAATATTAGTTATTCTCATGTTCCTATTCCTTCTATTGTTAATAATTGTTTATAAAAATATCTAACTAAATTTTCAGCTGAATATTGTTTTTGATATGCTTTTCTCATATTTTCAGTTAATAGTGGTTGTAATTCATTATAATTTGATAAAACATATTCAATCTTTTCTTCAACATCGGACCAATCGTATTTGCAAGAAATATATGTTTTTCCATCTTCATATATATTTGGATATGATTGTATATGCGACATATCTGGCTTAATTAATACACTACCAAAACTAGCAGCTTCAATATCTCTAACAGCCATTTCTCCATATCCTATAGGCGCCATCACAATTTTTGAATCATACATATTTTGATAAAATTGTTGTTGAGGAATACGCACACCCTGTTCTCGTTTAACTACATTAAATGATGTCTTTGATAAAATATCTAACAATGTAGAACGATGTTTATCATAATAAGTAGATGTCAATTTTTTATATTCATAATTTTCCAAATCACCCCAGCTAAACATACAAGAAACATCATATGGTTTATTACTATTATATTGATGCCACATTGGTTGTATTGTTGATAACCAATTAGTACCACTCAATTTAATTCTACCTATAACTTCATCAATATATGGTACAGAATAATCACCTGAACCCCAATACATTCTCCCATTTATCCAACCGTGTTTATAAAGTGATACATCTTTTAATAATGTATTTTTAAACAATACTAATGCATTTGTATTTTTTAATACTTCAACCGTACCAATTAACGAATGTGAATCTTGACCATCTAACAAAAATACATTTTTTCCAAATTTATTAACAAATTCAATTCCTTGTTCTATAGATTTTTCCAATTCAACATGTTTATCAGTAAAACTTGCTTGAGCTATAAATGCGTAATCATATGAATCAGAATCGGTAGTAAACTCTATACCAACATCTTTAAATAAATTTTGAGCAAAAACATATGGTCGAAATGCAATTTCATTTCTATGTTTATCATACTCAATTAATTTTAATTTAATCATAATGTCTCGTAATAATCGTTTTGCTTTTCTTGTCTTTCAATTGTTTTGGGATGATACAACGACCACTCTTCTTCCATAGGGAGGTAAGCGAATTGTTTATGCCCATCAAGTCTCTCATGTACTTTATTTATCCACTTTATTTCAGGAGTGTTTCTATAAATACGAGTTTGAAAATCAGGCCAATTCACCCACCCATTTTCATTTACATTCCATCCCCACTTTTGGATGTGTTGGGGTGTTAAACCTTCTACCGTGTTTACTCTTGGAACAGCGTATAAATCAACTGAAGAATTGTTTTCTAAAACCAAAGGTAATTGAGATATCAGATTTTCGTGTGGTAATTCATCCGCATCAATCTGAAAGATGTAATCACCACTACAAAGAGAATTTAGATAATTTTTATGGTCTGCAAAATGATTATCAAAATCCCTACTATACCACTTATACCAGTCCAATAAGGAGTAGGCTTTGAGTATATCCAAAACTTTAGATGTTCCATTTTTAGAATCAAAAAGAACAACAATCTCATCTTCTTCCCTCTTTTTTTCTAAAAGGAATCCAAGCAATCTTTGGATTTCTACTTCTTCATTTTTGACTGTTAATCCGTAACTTAGTTTCATTTATTTCTTGTTCGTTTGTTTTTTGTTGTGCTTCTCTTACATTCTTTGGTTCTACCATATCAACAGGTTTATATTTGTAATTATAAACTACTGCTGATTTGATGTTTTTCCATATAAAGGTTCTATATCCTTCTTGCAACAATTTGTTTCTAATTTTTGCGGTATATATCCCCTTTGATGCTTCATTGAACTCTAACTTTGCTAATTCTAATTTTTTAACCCTTGCTGATTCAGATATTACTTCACGGAATTCTTTTGATAATCTTTCAAATATTTGAGGTCTTAAATAATTCAAGTCTAAGCAATGAAAGTAGTTTTTGTATCTTGGTTCTAAAACAAGTACCCAATAATAATTCAATTCACCATTTACCTTTTCATACTGAAGCTTTGCTACCATTCCCCTCTCCAAATACATTTTGTTTAGAGGTTGAGCATCACTCAATCTGAGTAAGTGTTGATTTATGAATTTCTTATCCGTTGACATCTACTTTTTTCAATTCAGGTAGTTTTATTTTTGGTGGTTCGTTTGTTTCACCAACTTTTTTAAGCTTTGGTAATTCAATCTTTTTAAGTGTTGGTAGTTTTAAACCAACCATTTGAGGAGCGGAGTCTGCCCCATACTTTTCCAAGTATTCAGATAACTTTTGGGTCATTTTATCAAAGGTAAAGTTATCTTTTGCATACTTACGATTCTTTCTGGATAGTTCTAAATACTTATTGTAATTTTCATACATATCTTTCATATACCCAGCTGCTTCGCTTATATTGATTTTAAACCATTTAGAACCTTTAATCAACCAATCATTCACAGCTGATTGATGTATTTCTTCTAATTCCCCACTAACTAACACATTAAAACCATTATCCAAAAAGTCCATATGCCCACTCCACTTAGGAGCAATGATTGGTTTACCACTTATCATTGCTTCTAATAGTGGTCTGCCGAATCCTTCACCCTTTGTGAATGATACATGCGCTTTAACCTTTGTATGGTTGTATAGGGAGTTCATTTCAATATCTGATAAATCACCACTCAATAAATAAATATTAGGTAGTTTTGATTCCCCACTTTCTTTTCGGACCTGCTCTTTCAACGAATCAATTCTTTTTCGTATTTCGTGAGTATCCACATAAGAAGGCGCCATCAAACTTGTTTTTAGAACAAGAGCCGGTGGGGTTTTTTTACCTTTGAATGTTTGTAAAAAGGTGTATATCATCGCACATACATTCTTACGGTCTTGCCCACATTCGCCAGGCAACCAATGTCCTACGAATAGAAAGCAAAACTCCTCTGAAACATCACTCAATACATCTTTTACAGATTGTTCAACAGGCAGCTTATTATCGTATATCTGCTCATCAAACCCTTCAAACAAAACTTCAACAGGCTTCGTTAATCCTAACTCACCAACCTTTTGCTGAGTTTTTTCATCCTGCATATCATACTTTACCTCCAACCCAGATTTGGCGTGGTTGGATGATACCAAAGTTAGATTCATTCTATTACACCCCTCAATAAATTGAGGTGAAGCCTGATTTGTTTCAATCCCCGCAGTTATACCAATGTTATAGTTACCCATCGGTTGGAACTCATTTGGTATTGTAATTTGTATCCAAACATCAGGCTTTTGATTAATCTGCCCTAAAACCAATCTACTCACCAAATCATCATCAATTGGTGATATCAAAGCGTTTTGAGGTGTAGCACCCCATCTCTGAGGTAAAATCTTAACATCCCAATCCGGCCTTGCTTTTATCAAACTACGGACAAAGTCACGACTACGCGCACCGTATCCACTACGGGTTGCTATTGGGCAACTAACTATACATAACTTCTTCATACTTTTACTATTTCAAACTTTTTACGAGGTTTCCAATTTTCAAATACCGCCTCCATTGATTCAATAAAGGTTTCACCCATTTTTTCAGCTGTCATATTACCAACACCATTTACAAATGCGTGCGCTAACATCCCTGCTTTTGCTCTTTCATCTGATGGGGTATCATACCATTCCTTAATTGCGTTTCCAAAATCTCTGAAATCACATCTATCATCAAATATATAAGGTGTCAATGGTGAACCTTGCAATGAACGATTTGATGGCCATACAGGCTTTACCCATTCACCCCAAGTCAATCTACTCAAATAATCGGAACGAACATCATGCAATGAACCCAATTCCAAATAATCATCTTCGGTTAAGAACTTACCATCCATTTTAAACCCGCATTGGTCTTGCAATCCACCAGTAACATTTACCACAATTGGTAAGCCAGCTCTCATCCCCTCACAAGTACTCAAACCAAAACCTTCATTGGATGTAAGGTTTACAATTATATCACCTGAGTTGTAGTACAGGTTTAATTCTTCAGTTGATATGCCAGGATTTGTAAATACATATTTACCGCCACTGGAACAATTCTTAATAACTTCAGGTATATCAGTTCCATTTTCATCTACAGGTTGTGTGTGTAAAAACAAACAAACCTTATCACGCTTCTCCTTTGGTAATTGTTGAACAAAACTATCAAACGCAATAATCAAATCACCTGGTTGTTTTCTACGAATATTTCTATTGTTCCACAACACCACAAATTCCATATCATCAATTCCATACTTTTTCTTAAACTCCACCAATTTTTCATTATCTTTTGGCAGTGGTTTAAAATGTTCGGATACGCCATGTGGTACATACTTAAATGTCCAATCAGGTAAATCCATACCATACTTTTTCAAACACCTTTTGTTGATACCATATGTTTGTTTTGATATCGCCATCAGCAAATCACAACTTGCGTAATAAGGTGAATTCCACAATGGGTCGGGCAAATCATCCCAAATATTATAATAAAATATTGGAATCATCTGCCTGATTTCATGCTCCATCTGATACAACCATATCCAATATCTTGGGTCGGTAAAGTGTAGAATAGCATCAGGCCTTTCCACATTTATCAATTGACGAACAATATCAGGGTTTCCATATCCATTGGTGCAGTATATTTTTAGATATGCATCCTCAACACCAGTTTCTTTTGCAGCATCCTGCGATACATCTAAAACCTTTCCGTTTTCTGGGTGATTTAATGCAGCACCTAATTGAACCCAATCGTATTTGTGTAGGGTTTTTAGAACAAACTCTTTTGATTGAGTTGCTATTCCACTAAATAATCTTAAATCATCTGAAAGAAGGAGTATCTTCTTTTTCTTTGGTTTGTTAGGGTCTATTTTCCTAAGCTTTGGTAATTTTAATTCCATAAATTTTCGTAACTAACTTTATTATAAATATTGTTTTCTACCCAATAAAAGTTACTTTTGAACCAGTTATTTTCAACATTTTTTTGAAATGGGATAATTCCCCATGTGATATTTCTCCAAAATATAGAATCTTATCTGCGTTCCTAGCAATCAACTCATATTGATGCAGTTTTTGTGTTGCGTGATAAGGTTTTTCATAATACGATTCGGTCATTCCGCTGTATAGGTTCATTGGAGTGGATGCTAAGTTGTATTCAATGTACTTAACACCCATTTCCAATGCCCATTTCTTAACCCACTTTTCAACACCATTCTGATTACCTCTTGAAATCAGTATTAGGTTATCACCATATAAATTCTTCAACTTAAAAACCAAATCTTTGATTTCCATTCGGTTTTCATATCGTTCACTACCAATTAATGCTACCCTGGTCATAATCTTGCTCCTGTAAAATCTCTGTGTTACTTTCATCTTTTCTACGATAAATACTCAATAAAAAATCGGTTTTAATTCTATCAGTTTTTGGGCATAAATCGTATCTACTTTTAAAAGGACAAAACTTACATTGCTTATTATTAAATCCAGCAGTTGCTGGGAAATTGTTATCAACCCTATGAGAACCATCTTTGTTGAATCCCTCTTTTACAAAGTCCTCAAACATTTTGAGAGTTTTCTTTATAGTTCTACCCCCATTTGTTGGTGAAAACTTTTGTAATCGGGTTACATTATACATCATCGCCTCATTCAACTTTCTTTTCAAGATTAAATATTTTACATCAATCTTTTTGTATTCAATCCCAAATTGTTGTGAGAAAAAGTGTTTGTATAAAATAAGCTGTGCAGTTTTTGTTTCATCTGCTTTCTGATAACTATTCCAACCATTGGTGGATGTTTTGATATCAACAATCAAAATGTTACCCGTCTCAATTTCTTCAAAAACCAAATCTAAGTAACTAATCATTTTTATGTTTTCCATACCCTTTACTATGGGTTGGTACAACTTTGTTTCAATACCAAATAACTTCCACTTTCTGGTTGAAAATAACTCTGCCCTACTTTTCTTTAGCTCATTCAGTATTTCTATCCCATCCAAATAAAACTCATTCATTTGAGATTTTGTAATCCACTCTTTTAAATCAGGTCTATTTTCTAAAAGAGATTTATACTCCCGAGCCATTGTATCTCTTAACAAAGCCCCCAAATCCATTTCATCGGATTCTAATGGAGATTTTGTAAAAAGTGTTTTTAACCACTCCTGAATAGTTTCATGCATACTTGTCCCAAACAGCAGGTGAATAGAAGGCTCATCCTCTTTATGCCCATCCATATAGGTTAATTTCCATTTCTTAGGACAATTAACCCACATTGTGAACTGAGAGTAAGAAACCTTCACATCGCCTGGAGACTCCGTTGGGGTTGTAAAATCAAGTATACTATTAAAACTATTTTTCATAATCAATCAAAAAAGCTGGGAATGGTTCTTGTCCATGCAAACCTAAAATATTGTATTCATAAAACTCATAGGCCTCTTCATAACTCATACCATCCCTCTCCATAAGTTTTGATAGAATGGCTTTAATTGAATAGAGTATTTTTGTATCACTACCTGCCTGCTCAACCCTACCCAAAATACAATCATCAAATCCATCCAATACAATCATACCATCATAAACATCATCTAATATGTTATTTTCCATTTTGTAAGTTTTGAATTTTTCTATCTAAATACCACTTTGCTTTTAACAAATCTTCTAATTCTTTATCTTGATGCTTTTTTCCGGCACGGGATATGTATTTGACTGTATTACCCAAATGAAAATCTAAATCCCATGCTTCTATAACCTTAATTGCCTCATAAGGATTATCTACCCCACCATAATGATTGGGGTGGTTTACCATTTCTTTACTTTGCTGCATCTTTATACATTTTATCAATTTGAGAATCTTTAACTCCATACTTTTTTATAATACTTCTAACCTCATCCTCTGATAATATCTCTAAATAATCATCAGCTTCTCTGCTTGAGACCTCAAAGTACTTACAAATATACGAAATAATTTCTTCAGAAACAACATT